GGCGGCAGACGGACACGCGCTAGCAGAGTGTGCTGTGCTGCCGGGCGCTGATTCAGGAGCTGTGCGCGGTCGGCTACGTTCAGCCGCTCCTGCTCAGTCTCAAGAGCACCTTGACTGGCGACTTTCTGGCCACGCTCATTCGCCACTACGAGACATTGGACGCGATCAATCCGATCCGCAAGGCAAAACAGCTGCCGCCGATCGCCGTGCCATTCTACGCCGTGTCGATCGCACTCGCTGCCGGGCAGGAAGTGGCGCGTGGCTCGGGCGGGCAGACGCGTGAGATTGCGCCGATGGTCGAAGTGGGAGCACGCGATCGTGACTACATCGCATCGCACTGGTGTAAGAAGGCGTGGGTCGAGGCGATCGAGAGTATGGCCGATGAGGCGGTGGTCTGGAGTCGCAGCGAGAGCATCAAGATCGCGGCGGGCGAGGGAAACGAGGAGGCAGAGTGAAGCTCACTGACGGCGCAACCTATACGCTCCCTGATGGCACGCTGGTACGGGCGCGCGTACCGCTCCTCGGCAGCGTGCGGCTCCATCTTGCGGACGGCACGCCGGCCTATCTCCTCGACCGTGGCCAGTGGAAGTCGCTCTGCTACGATGCCGTGACCGAGGGCTACCAGGCCGCGCCGTGCGACCTGGTGGACGCGGATCTGGTGCCGGTCTTTTGAAGTACAAGCAGCATGGCCAATCAGAACACACGACGGCTGCAACAGAACGGCTTCCGCTGGTACAGGACGGAAATGCGGAAAGCGCTGTACGCGGCGTGGCTCGCGAGTGAATAGGAGACAAGGAGACAAGACAAGATGACCACCGCTGAAGCGCTCCGCATGGCCGCGCAGCACACCCAGACCGACCTGGCGCGCCTGTGTGCTCTGGTCGAGCAGACGGCGGCGAGTCTTGCTTCCGTCGAAGCCGCGCGCATCTCGGCCGAGTCGGCGCTCGCGCGGGCCAAGCAGCGCCAGGCCAAGCTCAAGACCGCGCCCTCCGACCTGGTAGCAGCTGCCAGAAAGCACCTCGACACGATCGACACGATCACCACGGAACAGTTCCAGTGTGGCGCAGAGCGAGAGGCGCGTGAGGCGCTCAGAGCGGTGCTGGAAGCGATCGAGGATGTGGTGGTAGAATAATTGCATTATTCGTATCCGAGAGCTATGACGCACAGGAGGGAAGACCGGCACGCCGAGTTCAATAACCCGAAAGTGATGTCACCGCGCGGCGGGTCGCAGGACTCGGCCGCGCGGTGGCGTCTTGACCACGTCGCACAGGCGTGCTATCCTAGTGGTGCGGGGCAGACCAGACGCCCCGCTCACTTCAATAATGCGGCCTCATAGGGCCACTGTAGTCAGGGCAGCGCCCCTGAGCGCCGGTACCGCTGACACGGGCCGGCGCGTCGTTTTACCTCGCACGCCGCGCCCATCTGTGCTACACTATGCGCTACCACTCACCCTCCACCGAAGCCCTGAATGGAGCGAACACATTCAGGGCTTCGGTGCGCCAACCAGCGGCTACGGGATCTCGCGCTCGTCACGCGCCACCAGCGCCTGCTCGCAGAGCTTGACCAGGCGTCGCACGTCGCCGCGCATGCTCAGCAAATCGGTGCGCCAACCTTCGCTGATACTCGCGAGCTGCTTGGTCACAAACAGGATATCGTCAAACTGGAATTGCAGCTGATCGCCACTCATGCGGTCATGCAGCCAGGCAACGATCGTGTCGAGCTGCGCGACCTGGATCGGCGTCGACTCGGCCATGGCGGCCTGGTGTTCACTGGCCGAGTCCATCGATGCGCGCACATCACGCGGCGGCACCAGCGCCCCTAACCGTTCCTCGATCACCCCCAGGCGCTGCTCGATCGCCGTGAGGTACTGCGCCAGCTCATCGTTTCGCATGGGTAGCGTCGCTCCTTCACAGCCAGGGCTACGCGGCGAGTTGTCACACCCCTACCGCTTCGCCCTGGCTGTTTATGCGGTATGGTAGCACATATTTGCGATACATTATAGGATTGTAACTTGACCTAACGGCGCGGAATATGCTACCATCCCCTTTGTCACACCTCTACCGCGCGGATACGCGCATGCATAACCTCCAGTTCCTGCCCGTCGAAGTTCAGACCAGCATCGCCGAGCTGCGCGCACTGAACGTGCCTGAGAGCGCGCTCGCGCTGCTCGTCGAGCGCATCACCCGCGCTTCAGAGGCCAAAACCAATAGCCTCCAAATGGATGTCATCCGGATCGAGGAGTCGATCGGCAAACGGGTCGATCGCATCGGCGAGAAGTTGCGCGCCGATCTGCGCACCCAGCACGGCGAGACCAACGGCATGCTCATCGATATTCGCTCCTCAACGCAACAGCAGGAGGCCGCAGTTGAGGCACTACGGGCCGACTTTCAATCGTTCGGCGAGGCTGTGAGCGAGCGCCTGACGGGCGTTGAGCGGCGCATGGACGCGTCGGAGGCCGATCGCAAGGACATCCACGATGTGATCGAGGCGCTGAATACGCGGCACGGCGGCCAGATCACGCAGATCGCTCAGCGGCTGCTGGCGATCGAGCGGCTACTGGAGATTGCTGGCAATCACCATCACGACGAGCCAGGCGGGTGAGGTGGATGAGGAAACACTCCACTACGCGCGCGTCTACAAAGCCAAGCGGGCGCGGCTCAATATCCTCGAAGAGCAGATCGCCGCGATGGGCGAGTACAACGTGCTGCCGCACGTCGCGATGGAGCGGGACAGCCTCACAGAAGAGCTGGACATGTTCGAGGTGGCAATGGAATCACCGGCACGCGCCGAGGCTGGCGACGAGCTAGGCGTGCGCGGGCGCTTTGTCGTAACCTATAAGCAGAATCAGGATATCAAAAAGAGCCTCGCGGCATTATCTGTTAGGTCTGAGGAGTGGCGCGAAATGCAGCGGAATTGGATTATCCTGATCGGCCTGGTCGTCATTTTGATTCTGGTCGCAGTGGTCGCGCTCGTGACCTATTTGTTTACCAAAGGTGCGCTGTGACGACCGATCGCGAGCAGTACCTGCTGGAGCGCTGCCTGCGGCTCGAAGCCGAAGTTGCCAGGCTCAGAGGCTACGCGGTCGCGCCGCTCGAGCCAGAGATCACCCGCCCGGCGGCAAGCCCGCTCGTACCGCGCATACAGCTCAAGCGGCACGTTCAGCGCCGCGCCAGCGCGGCCGACATTGCGCAGATGCACGATCTGCGACGCAGGGGCTTGACGCCAGTGCAGATCGGGCGGCAGCTCGGCTTTAGCGATACGGCGGTGCGTGGGCATACGCGCGATGTGCTCATGGAGCGGGAGATTGGATCGTGACCATCACCGCCAACGACATGCTGCCGGGGCTGCTGGAGTCCGCTATCCGACTGAACATCATGCGGCTCCAGGATATGGATGCGGCGGCGTTTCGCACGACATGGGAGACCTGGACGAACGACACCTTCATTGCGGTTAGCGGACTCTATGACGAAGAGGTGCTCGTGAACGTGTTCCCCGACACAACCAGGCTGGCATTCAATACGCTCGCGAAAGCCTATGCGGCCTTAGCGTTTGTCGAAGGTGGGATCGATGTTTTCAACCAGCACTACGAGGCAACGCGACTATGAGCTTTGCTTGGGAACCGACCTATTACCCATCACGATTAGCCTATCAGGCTGCGCTGCGCCCCTTTGCTGTGCCGAGCTGGATCAAGGGGGTCGTCATCCATCATACCTACACCCCCACACAAGCCGACTGGCGCGGGATGGCGACGATGCGCGCGATGGGCAAGTATTATCAAGGGCTTGGGTGGAGCGCAGGCCCGCACCTCTACCTTGCGCCGGACGGAATCTATGCCGGGACACCACTTGCGCAGCCGGGAGTCCACGCGGGTATCTGCAATGCCTCGAAAATCGGACTGGAGATCGTTGGTCGCTTCGATTCTGTCGGGTGGGATATTGGGCTACGTGAACGAGTGTATGCGCTGCTTGTCGAACTCTTACACTGGGCTGGGCTTGATGAGACGACCGTACAGGGACATAGAGAATGCAAAAGCCCAAAAACCTGCCCAGGAAGCGCGATCGACATGACCAGCGTGCGCACGCAGCTGCGCGACCGCCTGTTCGATCGGCATTTCATTGTCACCGGCACGGGCGCGATCGTGCGCACGGGCAGCTACCCGACCGCGCCGATCGTTCGCGCTGCGCCGCTGGGGCTCGACGTGCCGGGCTATCCTGTGAGGGGCAAGGCGCACAAAGGCAACGCCGTCTGGGCGCGCGTGAAGCTGCCGAGCAGCGCGCTGGGCTATATCTGGAGTGGCATGGGACGGTTCGAGCCCGTGTAAGGAGTGTTTGATGGGCGATCACTATCCATTCCCACCGCCGACCCCGCCGGCCGCGCGCCGCTTCGTCAAGTTCGGCGACAGTATGATCTGCACGATCTGCGACCTGGACGCGCGCTACTGCAAAGGCCACGCTGCGCCCGATCCGCCGAGCGGCGACGGGGCCGAGAGTAGTCTGGAGCGACGGGCAAAAGAATGTATGGGAGGGAAGTAAGGATGAACATTGTCACGTTTCTGCTCTTGCTGGTCATCGCCGCCATCGCGAGTGGCGTGCAGATTCTGATCGGCGGGAATCCACCGGAAGTGCGCGGGCGCTACTTCGCTGCGTTCTTTGTCGCCTACGCGCTACTGCTCGTGCTGCCGGCGCTACTGCCGAAGCTGCTGGGCGGGTAAATGTCAGGTTTTGTTAGGTTCTCATGGCGCTGAGCAAAAAACAATCTGCGTTTGTCGAATTGTACTTAACGCATTGGAATGCGACGAAGGCGGCGATCCTCGCCGGCTACTCCGAACGCTCCGCGCGCTCGATCGGCTCTGAGAACCTAACAAAACCTGACATTCAGGCCGCAATCCAGGCCCGCCTGGCCGAGCTGACGATGAGCGCCGACGAGGTGCTGACGCGACTCACCCAGCATGCGCGCGGATCCATGGCGCCGTTCCTGCGTCGCGACACCGACGGCGATTTGTACGGGTTCGATCTCAGCGATACGCAACCCTTGCAGCTGATTAAAAAAGCATCCATCACGCGCCGCCGGCAAAAAGACGATCGCGACCAGATGGTCACCGTCGAGACGGTCACGATTGAACTGTACGACGCGCAGGACGCGCTCCAGCTCCTCGGACGGCACCATAAGCTGTTTGTGGATCGCACCGAGCTGACCGGCAAGGACGGCGCGCCGATCGAGGTCTCTGATGCTCGCAGTCGACTTTCTAGCCTCCTTGAAAAACGCGCTACCGCAGCTGCCGCCGAGCGAGATCCCGACCCTGATCGCGGCGCTTGACGACGACACGGCTCAAGCGCTGCTGTGCGACTGGGAGCTGTGGGCCAGAGACGAGCAGCTGCCGCCCGAGGGAGACTGGTACGTCTGGCTGATTCTGGCCGGCCGCGGCTGGGGGAAGACCCGCACCGGCGCCGAGTACATTCGCCGCCGGGTCGAGTCGGGCGTGGGCAGGCGCATCGCGCTAATCGGGCAGACCGCTGCCGACGTGCGCGACGTGATTGTCGAGGGCGAGAGTGGCATCCTGGCCGTGTCGCCGAGGTGGGCTCGGCCTATCTATGAGCCGTCCAAGCGGCGTTTGACCTGGCCGAATGGCGCAGTGGCGACCACTTACGCCGGCGACAGTCCCGACCAGCTGCGCGGGCCGCAGCACGATACGGTGTGGTGTGACGAATTGGCCAAGTGGCGCTACGCGCAGGAGTGCTGGGACAATATGGAGATGGGGCTGCGCTTAGGAAACGACCCGCGCGCGATCGTGACCACCACGCCGCGCCCGATCCCGCTCATTTTGACGCTGCGCGACGATGCACAGACGGTGCGCCCGACGACCAATCTCTCGACGCACCGCAACCGCGCGAACGTGAGCGCGCGCTTCGTAACCAGGGTCATCAACAAGTACGCCGGCACGCGGCTGGGGAGGCAGGAGCTTGACGCCGAGATCTTGGACGACACGCCCGGCGCGCTCTGGACACGCTCAGGCATCGAGGCGACCCGGGTGCGCGTGCCGCCCGATCTGGTGCGGATTGTCATCGGCGTGGATCCGTCGAGCGGCGGCGTGAACGGCGAGACCGGCATCGTCGGCGCAGGCAAGGACGCACACGAGCACGGCTACGCGGTGGCCGACTACACTGCGTCAGGCGACCCGGCCGAGTGGGCGCCGGAGGTCATCAAAGCCTACATCGAGCTCAGGGCCGACAAGATTGTGGCCGAGAAGAATCAGGGCGGCGCGATGGTCGAACATGTCATTCGCCAAACCAGCGTGGAGATCGGCGGCGTCACGATTCGCGGGGCAAATCTGCCCATTGAGCTGGTCTGGGCCAGTCGCGGCAAGCAGACCCGCGCCGAGCCGATCAGCATTCTCTGGAGCCAGACGCCGCCGCGCGGGCATTTCGTCGGCGCACTCCCCGAGCTGGAAGATCAGTGCTGCACCTGGGTGCCGGGCGAGGACAGTCCTGACCGCATGGACGCGCTGGTCTGGGCGATGACCGATCTGTTCCCGAACGAGGAAGGCGGCGACGACTTCGCGCCCACCGTCGGCGGCACGCGGCGCATGGACAGCGCGATTTCGCGAGGGATACGCCATTGAAGCACGACACGCCACCGAGCATCCCGCAACTGCGCCTTGGGCTGAAGCAGGCGCTGTCGGCCGAGCGCGACGCCGACCGACGAAAAGAGATCGGGCGCGCGCTGGCAGCGATCGAGCGCTGCTCGGCGAAATCGCTAGACAGCCCGAAACAAAAGTGCTAGGATAGCACGAGACGAATACCCTTACGCGCTCTCAGCTCTTCGCTCACAGCGCACCACGCCCCCTCTGGGGCATGGTGCGCTTTTTGTTTATGACCATTCCTGACACAACCGAGTCCGATCGATCCACCCTAGCGACAGAGTATGTCGCCTCTAGCGCTGGGCTGTGGTCGCCGCTGGCGCTGCGCACCCTGCCGGGCGCAATCGACGACATCACGCAGGACTTTGGCGACGACCTGTACGAGCGCATGCGGCTCGATCCGGTGATTACCGCCAATCTGAACATCCTTCGTGCCTCAATTGTGGAAGAGGGCGTGCAGATGGCGTGCCCTGTGGACGACGAGGCCGCCGATGGGTACGCGCTTGGACAGGAGATCGAGGATTTCTGCGAGAGCGTGCTTTCCGACCTCCAGATCCCGCTCGACGATGTGCTCTGGGATCTTCTCGACGCGATCCTGCTTGGCAGCCGGCTGGCGGAGGAGATCTACCAGGTCACCCCCGCGACGGCCGTTGCGCTGCCTGGTACGAGCCCGGTCGCGCGCACGCAGGATCTGCTCATTCTCTCCGCGCTCAAGCCCAAGCCGCGCGTATCAACCGGCTTTGTGGTCGACGCCTTCATGAACGTGCAGGCGATCTCGACCGCGCGACCGGGCGCGGGCAGCAGTTTGGGCCTGGGCATTGCGACCAAAGGCGGCGCGTGGCCCGCGAGCTGGCTCTCGCGCGACAAGTTCGCCGTGCTGACGTTTCGGCCGAAAGACGCCGACCCGCGCGGGACATCCGCGTTTCGCGCGGCCTACTTTCCCTGGTTTGCCAAACAGGAGATCTGGCAGGAGTTTCTGAAATACCTAGCCCAGTTCGCCAGCCCCAGCATCTACGCGATTGCCAGCGAGGCCTCGACCAAGAGCGGCATTCAGGTCGCCGACGCGGCTGGCGTGCTCACCAACCGCCCGGCCGGCGAGGTGCTGCGCGATACCCTGCTCGACTTTCGCAACGGCACGGCCATGGGATTGCCCTACGGCACGCTGGTCGACACGCTTGAGGTCGCGGGCGATGGCCAGGCGTTCCACAACGCCTTTCTGCACTGCGACCAGCAGATGACGATCGCCGTGTTGCACCAGACGCGCGCCACGATGGAGGCCCAGCACGGCAGCAAGGCCGACAGTGAGACCGGCCAGGACATTCTGGGCACGATCATTCGGCAGGCCAAAAGATCGGTCTGCACGATGCTTCGGCGCGACATCTTAAAACCGCTCATAAGCTACAACTACGGGCCTGATGCGGCGCGGATGCTCACCCCGATGTGCTCACTCGGCAGCGTGGAGCAGCAGGACTGGTCAGCCTACGCAACCGCCGTCGCAAAGCTGGCGACGAGTGGCTATATCGCGCCCGAGCAGTACGCCGCGATCGATACGAAGCTCGGCCTGCCGCCGCGCGCGCTGCCGCAGGGGACGACGCCGGCGGCGGATGATAGCGGTGATGAAGAGGATGCTGATGAGTCTCTTTGACCTTGCCTGTAGTCAGCGCTGGGCGATGCGCGAGACGGAGCTGCGCGATTTGTTCGCGATTATCAGCCGCGAGTCGCTCGACCCCGATCTCGCGCGCCAGATTCGCGACGACCGGCAGGCGCGGATGGACGCGCTGGCCGCGCGCTCTGGCGGCAAGCTCGACGGCACGCGCGGTGTGCAGCTGCGCGACGGCGTGGCCATCCTTGATGTGGTTGGGCCGATTGTCCGGCGGGCCGATATGTTCAGCGAGATCAGCGGTGCGTCCTCTGTGCAGACACTCGCGCACGACTTCCAGACCGCGCTCGCCTCGCCACAGGTGGATGCGGTGCTGCTCATGGTCGACAGCCCCGGCGGCGAAGTGACCGGCATCCACGAGTTCGCGCAGATGCTCTTGGATGCGCGTTCCAACGCAAAGCCAATCTGGGCATATATTGAGGGCAACGGCGCGAGCGCGGCCTACTGGATCGCCAGCGCAGCGGAGCAGATCGTCGCTGCCGAAACAGCCGATGTGGGCTGGATCGGCGTGGTCATGGCCATGCGCGATCCGACCAAGGCCAAGAGCGACACGATCGAGTTTGTCAGCAGCCAGACACCCAAGAAGCGCCCCGATGTTACGACTGAGGCCGGGCGGGCGCAATTGCAAACGATGGTCGACGATACCGCCGATGTGTTTGTGGCGTCGGTCGCGGCGGGGCGCAATGTCTCCACAGAGACGGTGCTGACATCCTTTGGCGGCGGCGGTGGACTGATTGGGAAAGCCTCTGTCGCGGCTGGTATGGCCGATCGGCTGGGCACGTTCGAGTCGACCCTGGCGGATATTCGCCAGGCAGCTATTAAACGCAAGCAGCAGCCGCGTATGGCCGCTGCACAGGAGGACATCAGGATGGCAGACAGTAAACCCGGATTTTGGGCATGGATCAGCGGCAAGGGCGCACCCGACGAAGGCGATCAGCCGCCCTCAATCGAGCCGCGCGCACTCGCACCAAACGAAGCGCTCGCTAGTGCCGATCTGATGGCAGGCAGCACCGCGCGTGTTGTGCCGAATCCGTTCGCCGATCGCTTGTCGGAATTGGAGTCGCAGCTCGCCGAGCAGCAGACCCAGGCACGCCAGGCCCAAGCGGCCGCGTTCGCCGACGGCGCGGTGCGCGCTCGCCAGGCCATGCCCAGCCAGCGCCAGGCGCTCTACGACGCCTACATTCAGGCCAGTGAGGACGATAGCGTGCGCCCAATCGCCGTGTCGCGCGTCAGTCAGATTGAGGCAATGGTGACAAGTCGCACGCCGCACAGCTTGACCGCCGAGCTGATCGCAACCACTGCGGCGGGCGCGCTGCCGAACGATACCGCTCCCAAGCCGCCGACCGACGAGCGCAAGGCGTCACTCCTCGCAATGACGACGCTCGGACGCGCCACCTTAGCGCGCAGGCGCGCGGCCAGATAGCGCGTCTTTCATCATTCGCCCATAAATGACGGTAAAAGGAGCGATGTCTATGCCCACTACAGCAATAACCTCATTCGCCGGCGCGAAGCTGGAGCCGGCCTGGGCTCCCGATCTGGCGCGCACCAATGCGTTCAAGATCGGCGACGGCGCGCATGTCGCGGGTGAAATCCTTGGCTTTGTGGCCGCGTCGGGCGCGGTCGATACCTACGCGACCGGGAACAGTGACGGCACGCAGACGGCGGCGGTGATCGCGCAGTACGACATGTACGCATCGGGCGGGCTGGTCTCACTCACCAGCGACTCAGCGCTGCTGCCAGGCGAGACCGCGACCGACGCGCCGTGCTACATCCAGGGCTATTTCAATTGTAGCGACTTGACCGGCCTCGACAGCGGCGCGATCACCGATATGGCAGCGCGGCTCATTGGCGCGAACACCGTGTCTGGCGTGCTGGCGCTGTTCTAGGCAGCATCCGCGCGGAGTAATAGCAGCGCCGGCGCACCGTCGGCTACACAAGTGAGACGTACATGGCGACAAACTACCAATATCCGACCAATAGCGAGCTGCAGCTGATCGACCGTGAGGTCATGCTGACGCTGACGATGGACGACCCGATCTTCGACATTATGCCGATCGTGGATGTCAACGCCTTCGATCTCATGTGGGACATCCCCGGCAACGTGACCGGCCTCACTAATTTGCGCGGGCTGAACGGCCAGCCGGGCAATGTCGCGGCGCTGGGCGCGAACCGCTTCAAGGTACGACCGGGCGTGTATGGCGAGTTTATGACCATCGACGAAGAGGAGATGACCACGCGCGCGCAGCTGGGCACCTGGAATATCCCGATCGACGTCAGCGACCTGGTGCGCGAGCGCCAAGATCAGCTGATTCAGCGCCGGATCGATCGCATTCGGGTGCAGGGCTGGGCGCTGATTGCGAACGGCACGTTTACCGTGCTGAACACGCACACCGGCATCACCCACACTGACACGTTCGATCTGCAAGACTACAACGCCAGCACCTGGGCGACGGTCGCGAGCGCGACGCCGCTCGGCGACTTTCGCGCCGCCAAGCTCTTGCATCGCGGCCATGGCGTCTCGTTCGGCGCAGGCGCGCGGGCCTACATGAACCAATCGACGTTTAACAGCATGGTTGCCAACACCAACGCCAGCGACTTGTTCGGCAAGCGCACCGCCGGCCTCGCAACCGTGCTGGGTCTGACTGACATCAACAACGTGCTCTTGCAAGAGGACTTGCCGCAGATCGTGATCTACGATGAGGGCTATCTGGACGATACGGGCACCTTCCAGCTCTTTCTCGCCACCGGCAAGGTCGTGATTGTCGGCAAGCGGCCCGGCAGCCAGACGATCGCCGACTACGCCATGGCGCGCAATGCCAACAACGCGAACGTCGCACCCGGCCCGTATGACTTCGTGAAGAACCGTACCGGCGAGACCGTGCCGCCGACGATCGAAGTTCATTCCGGTTTTAATGGTGGCCCAAGGCTGTACTACCCAACGGCGATTATCGACATGGACGTGTCCTGATGTCGGCTCGACGACCGACCAAGCCAGCGCCAGCGCGCCCGGCGGCCAGGCCCGCCGCCCGGCCACCAACGCCAGACGAGGGCGCGCTACGCACTGAGGCACCCGTGCTGCGCTACCGCGTACTGGCCAGCGGCATCAGCACGCCAGCTGGCGCGGTCTATCGCGGCGCGCTGGTGACAGCTAACGAGCTGGGCGACGCCGATCGGGCGACAACGCTGCTTGCTCGGGGCGCGATCGAAGAGGTGGTCGATGACTGAGGAGCAGTACATCACGCTGATCATCGCCAGTATCGGCGGCGACACGGTCGATGGTTTGCTGGCGACCAATCTGCCGATCTTCTGGTCGCTGCACAGCAGCAGTAGCGACGCGAGCCGCGCGATCGAGGTCAAGATCGACGGGATCCGTTTGCTGCTCGGGCAGGCCTGGCGCAAGGTCAGTTTCAAGGCGCTCGACGGGGCGTCGGTCAGCCTCTCGGATATGTTCGATCACCTGCTCAAGCTCTTAGAGCTGGCCCAGGCCGAGCTGGCGACCGCGCAACTGGGCGCGGACGGCAGTGTCGCGATCGGCGAACTGACCACCACCGCGCCGATCGGGCGTGACAGTCCGCGCGGCATTGACCCGAATAGCCGCGCGCTCAGAGGCGATCCGCTGCGCCGGCGTGGAGACAATCGACCATGACCAAGCCGACCTTGCTGATAATTGGCGACTTTGTGAAGATGACCGGCTTTGCCCGGGTCAACGAGGCCTTAGCGGCGCAGCTCAGCGACCGATGGGACATTGCCGTGCTGGCCGTGAACTATAAAGGCGATCATTGCGACCAGCAATCGCGCTACCGCCTGTACCCGGCCTTTTTGGGCGGTGATGTGCATGGGCTCGGGCGGCTCGCCGACATCCTGCGCGTGGAACAGCCGGACGCGTGCCTATTCGTGTGCGACCCGTGGATCGGCGCCGACTACGCCAAGGCGCTGAGCAAGCTTCCATCTGCACCTCCTTGCGTGCTGTACACGCCGGTGGATGCGACCGGTCTGCGTCGCGTGGATATCACGCCGCTGAATCTGTTTGACCAGGTGATTGCCTATACCCAGTTCGGTGCGCGCGAGCTGGCCACGTCTGGACTAAGCAGGCCCATCGCCGTTATTCCGCACGGCATCGACCTCGATCTCTTTCGCCCAATCGATCGGGCCGAGGCCAGGCGGCAGGTGGGGCTGCCCGCTGACACGTTCGCGGTATTGGTGCTCGACCAGAATAACCCGCGCAAGCGGCTCGACATTGCCTTCGACACCTTCGCGGACTTTGCGGCGGATAAGCCCG